CGGTGGTGGATAACTTACGTATAGGTATACGATTATGTGGTTTGTATTTATATATTGATTTTACGTAATCTGATGGACCTCCTGGATATTCATACATAGCGTCTCTATTAAATTTTAAAGAGTGTTGGATTTCTGAAATAACTATTTCTTTTAATTCGAATGGGTTGTACGCCACAAAAGCTCCTCTATAGGTTGTCCCACTTAATGGTAATGGGTCTACACCCAGTCCACCAGCTTGATATACATTAGTTGGGTTAACATTGTTATCAACAAATGGGTCTATGTTACCATTTTTTCTAAAGTTCCATTCCCAACCATATCCTGTTGGTGAGTTGGCTGGTGCTTGATAGTGCCACATAAGATTTCTGTTTACTTGGAAAATTGTTAAGTATAAATCTGTTAGTGGTCTATTTAAGTTGTCTTGGTAGTCGTCTACATCTATGTCTAGGTTGGTGTTCCATAAAAAGGATTTGAAGTCTTGTGTAATTACTGTTTTATCCCCGTACCCATCTGGCGTTTTTTTAGATTTATAAACCCTACCTTTTTTATTGTATATACCATGTTCAAAACCTGTTCTATCCAAACTGTAGTCTGATGAATTAGTGATTAGTTTGTGGACGTGAGTACAGTATTGTGACCTAGTTTCACCAGTATTATTTATACTAATTATTCTTTGTATCACACATACCGAATCTTGTGGTACTTCAGTTAGGTCAACACCTTTTGTATATACGTTGATAACATATTCTTCTGAGTTTACGTATTCGTTACCCAAAAAATCTACTTTAAATGTGTTCTGATTTATTGATGCTACTGGTCCATTAATAGTTATATCAGTAATATGGTTAGTGGTTCCCATGGGAACGATACTTGGACTATTTTGTAATTCTATAAATTCCCCAGCATTTACTCCGTGTGGTGATGCTGTGGTTACTCTTAAAACTTGTTTACCTCCTATAGTAGTTAATTGGATACGAGCTGGTATACCGTCACCACTACGAAAATCTATACCAATGGGACTACCAGTGTATCCCACATAAAACTCCATGGGTTGATTTTTATCACAGTCACAAACATAGGAGATGTATGTTACCCAATTATCTTGGTATGCGTTAACACTACTGTATTGTGAACTATTACTAGGGCCGTAACGATAGGGTGGCATAAAAGTAAACAAATCAGATGGTGGTAACCCTACACAGGGTGGTCCACTAAATGGTGTTACTACTGGTAGTATAGCGATTGGGTCTGGACAACCAATAAAAGGTGGTGTAAAATACATATAATTTAATATACGGCTTTCTTCTGTTTGTCCCGTTATGATGTTATTATATAAAACATCTATTTTACCATATGGTCTATATGTTGTGGAATAGTCTCTCTCAAAATCGAACTGGTCTCTTAGATTTAAAACCAAGTTTCTATCACCTTCTATCATAGTACGTTGTTCACTACTCAAAAAAGGTTGTAGACTCATATCTTTATTCTGAGAACCAGCAAATTTAGATTCGCCCCTTACAATTCTTATATTTTTTTTATTACTCATCAAATAACAGTGTTAGATAGTTCTTCGTCAACATAAAGCCTAATAAATCGGTTATAAGCTGTTTCTCCAGGTCTTAATCCAAAGTAATAGAATAGTGGTTGAGAAAATAGCATTGATGGTCCTGTTACTTCTGACATCGGTGGGTATGCGTCTCCTACTGTACCTGGTTGAGCAAAACCATTTAAGGCTCCTACCGTGTTTTGGTAATCACCGGAATTAATAACTACTGTCCCACCCGTACTTGTCCAACTATATGAAGCTGATTGGTACCCACCTCTTGTGTATTGCCAATCATTATTTTCATTACCAAAACCACTAGACCCGTTTACTCTCCAGATGTAAAAAGGGATTATTTGTGAACTACCAGATAATTCGTAAGAGACACAATCTATTAGGTCAGCTCCTGTCATAATGGTAGGTGTACTAGCACTAAATAAATGAGGTCTCCATTGTATGTCGTACCCAGCGTTAACATTTATTGCGTAGTCCACATAAGTCCCTGTTTCATTTATGTTGTTTGGTAATTCGTATTCTATATCACCATCAGTAACCACAAGTGGTGGTCCTGCCGGTATAGTACAGTCACAAGATGTAGTTGATACGTTAGTTTCATAACCAAAAACACCCAACATAGAATTTTGCATTAGTGCTTGTGCCATATCACCACCTATTTCTTTTTCAGGTCTGGCAAATAAATCTCCTAACGACATATTAGGTTGTGATGCTTTAAGATTATAAGCATCTGAAACTAGGTCAGTTATGTCTTGGAACGTGGTACTACCTATTTGGTCTGTTACGGAACAATCCTCAGCGAATTTTTCATCTAAACATATTTGTTGTATACATTGATTTCTGGAACCCATATCTACCATTGTAGTTGGGAATAGTATGTGTCTTTCCATATCACCCTCTGAATGGCTATTACTACTACTTGAACCACCCTTTACACCGTCCGTATCAGCTATAAATTTACCTGTAGTTGCTGATAGGTATCTAAATGGTGTACACCTATAATAAAAAGTATGGTCAGATGGATGTAAATAAACCACTTTTTTACAGTATCTAGTAGCTGAGGTAGCGTAGGTATCAGCGGCAGCATCATAAGATAGTTTAGCTCTAAACTGGAATTGGTATAGGAATCCATTTACCCACGCATTTTCCCAAAAATAATTCATCACACCATCACATAAAGCTGAAAATATTTTTTCTCTTCTATACCATTCCCTAACTAATACGTCATTTGTGTTAAACATAGCACAAGCAGCATTTAAACACATACATTTTACATAACAACCACCACCAGCTGACATGTCATTGACGGCGGCTGTTGAGCCACCAAAGATGTCAGGTGGTGGGTTAGTTGTGGTGGAATCGTAACCAAAACTATCTGGACAACAAACCACATCTCTTTCAACACCAAAAACGTTAGTTGATACACCGCAGTCATCGTCATTCCAATTATAATAATCGTAAGCATTTTGCATGTCAATATTTGGGTTGGTTCTACACATACAACTTTCGCATTCTGGGTATTTTTTCTGTCTTAGAGTAAATAAGGTGAATCCCATTGGTATCCCAAAAGTTTTACATTGTGGTTGACATGTATTCGTCCACGATAATTGGCCACACATGGTGGGTGTGGCTGCAAAATTTAACAAACTAGCAAGCCAGCTCCAAGCATTTATTAATGCGTAAACTAGACAAATAGCAGCAAAAATTATAAGGAATGGTATAAGTATTATCCCTAGTATTGAGGCAATAAGGCCAAATACTACAGATAGCATTCTATAAATTATGTAAGTAAATAATAAAATAAACTGGTTTAAGATTATTATACCTTTAAGTCTTTTTACAGCACTATTAACTGGAAAAAACATAGCGGAGGTTGAGCATTGTTGGTCTTGTTCCGGTAATATTTCTTTAATCCCTAAAAATTGTCGCCTTCCGTTATGTTTAACATGGTCATGAAATTGAGAGAATGTATATACTCTATTAAAGGTCATGTCGTAGAATAAATCTTTAGCTGCTGGTATTAGGTTTGTTTGAGCCCATGGGTGATAATCGTGATATTCTAAAGAAAATGTATAAGGGTCGTAGAATTTACTATTACCTTCCCCATCTTTTAAATTTTGACCTATCTCTGGCCAATCACCATTAGTATCTGATTCAGTTCCAAATTCTCTAATTTGTGGTACTAAGTGTGAACCCCGCCTTCTTTGTCTAGCAGTACCTGAAGATTGTTCTGGTCTTACCCTAAACCTACATCTAGTCCTTGTTGCGACCCCTTTTGTTGGGTCGTTGGATTTTACTAAGTTACCAAACTCGTCAGTAATTACGTGGTCTAGATTCATAGGCATGTGAACTAGAAAAGAACCCGTCTCATCTATTACCCTACCACCATCATCAAAATAAAACCTTTCCATTACCGGTACTTGCCCACCACCCATAGCGGAACCATCATAAGGCCAAGGTGGAAAAGCTTTTGCATCTTCTTTAAAAAATGGTGTATACCTAATACAATCAATTATTCCCGGTTGCGTCACCAAACTACACAATTCACCCATATGTCTTTTTGGTCTACATCTTTTGTTGACTGAATCTTTATCTGTGTCGGTAGCTGTACTACCCATAAAGACAGCTGTTGGTTGTATTTTAATCCCTGAGTTATTTAAGTCGAAATCTACCCTTGTTATTGATGCGTCACAAAATTCTTCATCACCCCAAAAAGGTCTAACATCTATAGATTTTTGTTGTCCTACAATTTGTGGTAAATTATCTAACGCGGAGTCATCCCTAAATCTAGTACCGTCAAATTTAGAGTCTGGGAACCCTAATTGTTTAAAATCTTCAGGTAACATAGAAAAACAACCTATATCACTCATATCAACATCCATAACTAGGGTTTGGTCACCAACAGGTACACCATATATCATAAAATCACCAGACTCGTTAGTTTTTACTGTAAATTTGTAGTACTTGTCATAAACGTATTGGACTTCTTGTTTATCTAAAACGTCTTCTAGTGTTGGGAAGGTACCTACAGCAACGTGACAATCAAAGTTTTGTTTGGAACTTAACAGATTGAACCTTTTACCATCTGCTGTAGTATCGAAGGGTTGTGTATAAGGATATAACGACCTAATTACTTCATTTTGTTCGTCTTCAATATCTATAGGTAGAAATACAGAAACTTTAGCGTTTGGTATCCCGTAACCCCCATTTGAGGTTACTCTACCTACCACAACACCAAAATCAGCACACATTCTTGTGTAGACATCATTTTGTGAAAGCGATAGACTTAATATTTCTAATAAGTCAAAGTCTTGGTTTAGATTTAAACTAATTTTTTGGTCTTTACCGACTTGTGTCCTTACTCTAATAGATTTGGCCATCTTTTATATTAATATTAACCTTATTAAGGTTTATGGTGTTTATAAAATAAATAGTTCCACCACTAAAATTAAAAGTAAGTTATGGCCTAATATAGTAAAGTTTAGGAGAATGTAGGTTTAATATTTCTCTTAGTCCTAACCGAGATGTCTTTTTGGGGTGACATTATCTGTAGTATTTCGTCAGGTTGAGCGAAAATAGTGTCGTCTATTAACCCTATTTGTTTTGTAGTAGCGTTGATATATGGTTGTGTACTTACGGATTGTGAGTATGGGTCACCTACTTGATTGTATACTCTTACATCAACAATATTAACAACTCCATCTTGATTCATTATTTGTTTTCTTAGTTCCCCCAAAGCTAAATCTTGTCCCATTTCTATTTTATCAGTTTTAAAATACTCCCCAACAATTGAGATTACACTAGTTACAACTTCTGATTGGTTGACTCCGTTAGCTATTATCAAATCTATTTCTAATCTTAAATCTATTACTTTTGCTGACCCAACCATGATATAGTCGTTTATCATTCTATGGTTAGATAGGTATGTAGCTATATTATTTTTTAAAGTGGAGCTTACATTCGAGGTTAAAGTACCTCCAGGTGTGTAAGAAAGTACACTTAATTTAATTTTATTCTCTATTTCCGTCGCACTTGCTTTTGCTGGTGAACCAAAAGAGGAAGGCATGGTTCTTAATTGTGAGACATAATCATTTATTGTTACAGCTCTTTTTTGTGCTGCAAAATTAAAAGAAATATAATTCCTAATTTCATCTTGTGTCATTGGGTCTGCACCACCTATGGCTGATGTTACATTATTTATAGATAAACTATTAATAACTGATTGGTTAACCTGTTGACTAGGTCCGGCAACTACAAAATCTACTAACCCAATATTTCTTACAGCTCCAGCACCAATATTAGAAGATTTACCACCACCTACCCTGTACTGGATGAATAGGGTACTATTTCCTTTTACAGTATTACCTAAAGCTATGTTATTCATGAATTTAGACATATCTAATTTTACACCTTTAGATGTAAACTCATCTAGAAGGTCTTGTGAGGTTTGGTTACCACCACCAAAAGTTAAAAAGAAAAACCCTTCAGGGGTATATTCGGTAACAAATCTTTGGGGTGCTGTCACATACGTACCAACCTTAATACCCACATTATCTGGTGGTGAGGAAGGGTCTTCTACAAAAACTTCATTTTGTGCTAAAGCATCAACTTCATACCATTTATTTGCTAATGGTGATATAAATTCTGAAGAATTAGGTAGTGATTGGTACCCCACTCCTGGCTTTTGTATTATAGATGTTACTGATATAATATTTTTTTCTGGTAAAAATAATTTAAAAAATGGTTTATTGTTGCTATCTAGTATTTCTTTTTTAAATATTTTAGTTGTTCCGTTTACAATAACTTCTCTTTTGGTCATTGTATAATTAACTAGGTTTCCGTTAGCATCAAAATTAGGTATTTTAGTTCTGTTAGGGACCCCTTCCACACTATATGGTGATGAAAAATCACAATCGTCAACCAATTCAAATATTTGGCCACCACCATTAAACTGGGCTCCCGCTCTTAAAAGACCTAAATATTTAAAATCTTCTTTATCACCTAAAGCTGGTACTACCACCGATAAGTCTCCGACGGTTACAGAAGGTCTATTACCTGGTACTTTTAAACCATAGGTTCTAGCTAGATTATATAAAGAACTTCTTTCTTCAGCAAATTGTAAAACTGTCTCCTGAAATGTTCTATCTATCTGGAAGTTTAGGTTGTCTGCTACCGCTGCGTTTAAATCCAAAAACACTGAGTAAATGGAAGCATCGTTTGCATTTTGTATTAAGTCGGGATAGTAGGTGTTGGTTAGTCTTAGTAACTCATTTCTTATCCCTAGGAAATCTCTTTCAGTGTACGCTATTTGTTTTTCCGCCATATTATAAATTAATTATTACAAAGTCTTTAGTCTGGAATACGTTGTCCCCAGAACTGTAGTCAATCCTTACCCTCATAGAATACTCTTTTTCTGTAACACCAACAAAAGTAAAACTATTGTCCTCCAAATTAGGAGTGTTTATTTCTTCTTTTTCTTCTTGCCTAACATCTTCTGCTGTTTTTACCTCTACTTTAGTGATTACTAAATTAGGTATGTACATATCTACAGCTTCTCTTATTTCACTATCTATAGATGTTTTGGTGGCTGAATCCATAGGCTCAAAAATATACCTCATTAAATTTGTACCGAAATCAGGTAAAAAATAACGTGTACCTTTTAAAGTTAGTATTAAATGAATTAAATTAGAACGTACCTCACTGTCTGGTGTTTTATTAAGTCCTAGAAAAAATCCTTCTTGGCTATCCGTAAATGGAAATGTTATACCGTATCTTTGGTTGGGCATCTTTTTTTATAATAAATACTTCAAAGATTGGTTTGGTGGGTGTTACCACCCTTACCTTTTAAATCTTTACTCATTTTTTGGTGTTTTGGTGAGTATGGGCAGTGTTTACACCCATTACCGCAACAACTACCTCTTTTTTTATGGTAGTGTTCACTCATAACCATTTTACCTTTTTCCCAGTAAAAGTCTTCCGATTGTAGTTTTGGTTTTATGAATTCTCTATAATGTAGGTCACTAATCCAATCATCACTTCTTTTCATTTCTAATTTCTTTTACCCCTTCTTTATGTCCACAATGAGGACACATTATTAAATTAGGTACCATTTCTTCATCTTTTGGTACGTTATTAGAAAACAAATGGTAGTCAGCAATTGACCACCATTTGTTACATATACCACAATTAAAGTGGTATAAGATTTCTTTACTGAACTTATGCTTCATCCAATTCTTCTTCTTTTTTTATAGTTTTTAAGTCTACGTCTATCTCACAAGTACCACCAGCACAAGCTAATTCACCAGTCAAATTTGTATTATCATCTAATTCAACCACCCTACCTAAATCAACGTCTTTGAGTGATTCCATCATTTGGTGGTACTCTTCCTCTGTTATATCTTCAAACGGTGCTTGTATATACGAACCCCCGTTGTACGGTAAAACAGATAACCCGTTATAAGCTTTCCTATTTTCCCACATCCACTCACCAGCTGCGTCCCATTCGTGTTCT